GATTCATTTACTTTTGCAGCAACAGATAAAGGCGATGCTCTTGTATTTGCTACTGCAAATGATGGAACTAACCCTGACATTGATACTTTACCAGCTGGAAATGTAACTACAACTGGAACACAAACTTTAACTAATAAAACTTTAACTTCACCAAAAATTGGCACATCTATCTTAGATACTAATGGAAATGAATTAGCTTTACTTACAGCTACAGGTTCTGCAGTAAACGAATTTACAATAGCAAATGCTGCTACAGGAAATGATCCAACACTATCTGCAACAGGTGGTGATTCAAATATTGATATAGCTATTAAACCAAAAGGAACTGGAGAAACAGTTTTTGGAACAGGAGCTGCTAATGCAACACTTACAACTAGTGGTGCATATGATTTAATTTTAGATACAAATTCAGGAACTAACTCAGGTACAATTACAATTACAGATGCGGCTAATGGAGATATAACTATAGCTCCTAATGGAACTGGACAAGCTAAAGCAGTAGATGCTGCAGACGCTACAGGTGCAATTAAAATTGCAGGTAAAGAAACTATATGGGTGCCAGCTGTTGCTATGTATCCAAATACTACAAATGGAGCAGAAGCTGCACAAGTAGAATTATCTAATGGTCCAGAAATAAAAGTTTTAGATTTTGATAAATCTTCTGATGAGTTTGCACAGTTTGCTGTTGCATTTCCTAAATCATGGAATGCAGGAACAGTAACTTTTCAAGCTTTCTTTACAGCAACATCAACAGATACAGGAACTACTGCATGGGGATTATCTGGAGTAGCGTTAGCTGATAATGGAGATTTAAATACAGCTTTTGGAACACAAGTTGTTGCTACAGCAAAAGCACACAGTGGAACATCAAATGATTTAGATGTTGCTGCTGAAAGTGGAGCAGTTACAATAGCAGGATCACCTGGTGCAGACGAATATGTTTTCTTTCAAATATCAAGAGATGTTTCAGCGGATGATTTAGATGCTGATGCAAGATTACTTGGAATTAAATTATTCTTTACTACGAGTGCTGCTAACGACGCATAAGGAATTTAGATATGAGAGAATTAAAAAATAAACTTACTGCCGGTAAGAACACAAAAAACACTCAACACAGAAAAGCTAAAAGTTTTGGTTATCAAATTTTAGGATTTGGTTCTGGTGGAGCTGGAGGCAGCAATTTTATTGAAGCAACAGGTGGGACAATAACAGAAACAGGAGATTTTAAAGTTCATACATTTACAGGTCCAGGAACTTTTACAGTTGATAACTTAGGTACACCTGCAGGCTCAGACACAGTTGATTATTTAGTTATCGCTGGAGGAGCAGGAGGATCTTGGAACCGTGGAGGCGGTGGAGGAGCAGGAGGATATCGTACAAACTTTCCTTCTAGCAACTCTGGATTATCAGTTGCAGAACAAGGTTACCCAATTACAGTTGGTGGGGGAGGAGCTGGAGATACTGGGGGAGGCGGCGGTGGAGCCGGCTCTAATTCAATATTTTCATCAATTACTTCTACTGGAGGTGGTACAGGGGGAGTTGGTGGTGCACCAGGAGGCCGTCCAGGAGGATCTGGCGGAGGTGGTTCACACCCAGGCCGTGCAGGCGGATCTGGAAATACTCCACCAGTAAGTCCACCACAAGGAAACGATGGAGGGACTGGAGGTCCATCAGGAGCTGCAGGCGGTGGTGGTGCCGGAGCTTCAGGAGGAGGTGGAAATTCTGGTTCAGGAGGAGCTGGATCAGCGTCAAGTATAACAGGTTCATCAGTAACAAGAGGCGGCGGAGGCGGCGGCGGATTTAATGGTAGCGCTGGCTCAGGCGGTGGAGGATCTGCACCAGCAGGTAATGGTACTGCCAACACCGGAGGTGGTGGAGGCGGCGGAGACGGCGGTAGCTACGTAGGAGGTCCAGGAGGTTCTGGAGTAGTAATTATAACTTACAAATTTCAATAAAAAATTATGGCTCATTTTGCAAAAATATCAGAAGAAAACAAAGTACTAAGTGTTTTAGTCTTAGACAATGCATCTACTCAAAATTCTGAAGGAGTTGAAGTAGAATCAATTGGTCAATCATATTTAGAACAACACAATAATTGGCCTGCAAATCTTTGGATTAAAACTTCTTATAATACTTATAAAAATCAACATCAATTAGGTGGCACTCCATTTAGAGGAAATTATGCTGCTATAGGTTATGATTGGGATTCAGAAAATGAAATTTTTTGGCCACCACAACCTTACTCATCTTGGACAAAAGATATTTCTACAGCTTCTTGGGTTTCACCTGCGGGTCCTATGCCAGACTTAAATGCAGAACAAATTCAACAAACAACTGTTGATAAAACACACAGTTGGATTTATCTTTGGAATGAACAAACTCAGTCTTGGGATTTGACAGACTTGATGGCTTCTTAGTCATTGACTTTTAATTAAAAAAATTATATTTTAGAAAGTAATACAGATATGAAAAAAACAGTTTTATCAGAAATTGATATTTATCAAGGTGATTTAAAAATGCCTAAAAATTTTGACATTGATAGATCAAAATTAAAAGCAGATATCTTAGATTCTCATTTACAAGCAAATACAATAACTAACAATCAATTTAGTTTTTCATTTTTAGATTATAAAGTTCCTTCATCTAAAGCATTAGATATGGTGCAAACATATATTGTAGATTATTTAGATAGCTATTTTGATACTAGGGTATTTCCAGTTCAAAGGTTTGGAAATATTTTAAAACCAAATGAACAAACATTTTCAAGAAATTTTTTGGATTTAAATAATTCCTCTAATTCAATAGATTATGTTTTAGTTTATGGAGTAGATATTGCCGATAATTCTTGTTCAATAGTTATTGAATATAATAATAAAAAATATTTAAAACAAAAACATTTTATTCCAATGTCTAATAATTATTTTGTAGTATTACCAGGATCAGAAAGATTTTTTATTTCTAGTAATATATCAAAACAAACAAATACTTTTTTAACTTGTACTTTTCAATGTAATTAACAATGGTTTTGAAACATTATTATTGGTACTTTCAATCTGTAATTCCACATAGAATATGTGATGAAATTATAAAATATGGTCAATTATCTAAAAAGAAAGAAGTGCCAGCATTAATAGAAGGTTTTGGAAGACATAGAAATTTAAAAAAAAATCCTCTTACAAAAAAAGAAACAAAAGATTTAAAGAAAAAAAGAGATTCAAATATTGTTTGGATGTCTGATTCTTGGATATATAAAGAAATACATCCTTACATTCACATGGCAAATAAAAATGCCGGTTGGAATTTTGAATGGGACGTAACAGAAGAATGTCAATTTACAAAATATTCAAAAAATCAATATTATGATTGGCATGCCGATAGTTGGGAAAACCCTTATGATAAACCAGGACCTCTTTATGGTAAGATAAGAAAATTATCTGTATCTGTATCTTTATCAGATTATTTAGAATATGAAGGTGGTGCGTTAGAGTTTAATTTTAGGAATAGAGACCCAAGTAAATCTGATAAAAGCAGCATACAAACCTGTAATCAAATACTTTCAAAAGGTTCTTTAGTTGTGTTTCCTTCTTTTGTTTGGCATAGAGTAACACCTGTAACAGCAGGCACAAGATATAGTCTTGTTTTATGGAATCTAGGAAAACCATTTAAATAAAAATGTCTAAAAATTTCATATTAGTTAAAGATAAAATTTTTTCTAAAAAAGAATGTAAACACATGATTAATACTTATGGTAAAAATTGTATGGATGGTGAAAAGCCTTATTATGGATATAACTTTTATGACATTGTAACATTTAAATACTATGATAAAATTGCTCCTGTTGTAGAAGAATATAAAAAAACATTTAAAGGAATAGAAATGACTCCATCAAAATGGAGATTAGGTGGTTTTAGATTTAAACATTTTAAACCAAACAATCATTTTTCTTGTTGGCATTCGGAACACGCAATGTCTTATTTAAATAGAGTGTTGAATGTGCAAGTGTATTTAAGTGATCATGATTGTGGAACAGAATTTTTAGACTATGAAACTATTAAAAGTGTTACTGGAAGAGTAGCTATATTTCCATCTTACTTTACACATACACATAAAGGACAAGTTTGTCCTAAAAATAAAGATAGATATATATTAACTAGTTATATTCAATTTTATGAAAAAGGAAGTTTAGAATGAGTTTTAAAAAAAATAAATACGCAGTAATAAAAAAAGCTATTGATAAAGATTTTGCATTATTTTTATATAATTATTTTCTTATGAAGAAACAAGTTTATGACACTATATTAGAAGCAAGATATATTTCTCCTTTTGAAAAAGCTTTTGGATATTATGAAGATCCAAAAACTGGACAAGTGCCAGATACTTATAGTTGTTATTCAGATATTGCTTTTGAAACTTTAATGTTAAAATGTCAGCCAGAAATGGAAAAAGTAACAGGTCTTAAATTATATCCAGCTTATACATATGCTAGAATATATAAAAAAGATGATGAGCTTAAAAAACATAAGGATAGATTTAGTTGTGAGATATCGACTACTATGAATCTTGGTGGAGATAAATGGTCAATATATTTAGAACCATCAG